TCAGCTGTGCATCCAAGGCAGCGTGGATTTCAGCAACCTTGTCCGCACCACCAAGTGCAGATTGCACCCATGAAACCGCTTGCGATTCCGTAACCGCGTCATAAGCGATCATGTCTTCAGCGTCAGGCGCTTCAAGACCGATTGAGCCATACGCTCCAGCGGAATAAACACCGTCTTCGGTCACGGCAGTCACCGTGTAGTGGAGCGTGGTGATGACGCCGTCACTGAGATTCCTGTCGCAGTTGCCGACTTTCCAGGTGTAGGTGTTAGCCATGAGACGGTGATGTCAGGTGAAGTTTAGTCAGGATGGCTCAGAAGGCCAGGTCACATTGTGTGGGAAACCCTCTGCGCTGGTGATGTCACGCAGAGCCTGACGATACGTTTTCCACTCTGTCTTTTTGGCTGTCGTCAACGGGCTATCAGTCAACACAGTCCAATCACAGGCTGCAAGTTTGCTAGCACGCTCTGCTCGAACCGACGCCCCAACTTCACTATCGATCCTGGCGCGGTAGGCAGCTTCTTGCTCAGCAGCAGTTCCTTCGTCGTTGTCGGTAAACACCGGACCAACAATAAACTTGGTGAACCATTGACCGTCAACTTCCTCAACGCCATCACGGACGCTGATTTCGTAAGGGCCAGAGGTTGTGGCTGACGGACCATTCAGCACTGCGTCGTAGCCGTAGCTGTCCAACACAAGAGTGTTGATCTGCTTCGGAAAAGCAGTCCGAGGATGCTCGGCTTTGAACTCGCTGATCGTGATGACAGCGCCGGTTTCGCGGTTACGGATTTCCATGGTTAGGCAATGGCGAGGAACAGGTAAGTGCCGCCACTGGCATTCAGCGCAGCAGGAGCTGATGAAGTCACTGTAAAGCCTGAATTGAGCGGATCAATGTAGTCCGTATTTGTAACTTCGGAATCGTCTTTATTCAGAAGCAAGTAAGGATCGTTGCCGCTAACAATGCCCCTGACTGTGTCATAAAGATACCAGTCACCACTGCTATCGGTGCGCTTGATTAGTACAAATCGGGCACCTGCAGTAAAGCCACAATCAACATCTACATCACTGCCTGTGCCTGAAAACAGTCCAACTTTTGATATTCCGGCAAGGGTTGCAAAGGCATAAGCAATAAAGTCCTGACCACTTTGTGAAAGGCTGAAATACTGATCAGCACGAAAAGTTGTTACTGATGGCGACCATGGATGACTTCCGGGGATGCTGCCTGCTAAACCAGTTGTACTCAACTGCAAGTTCTTCTCTGTGCTGCCATCTTTGTAAAAAACTCGCCAAGCCGTGGATGTACTTCTGGCCTTAAGTATCATCAGCTCCGGAGTTACGCCAAGATTATGATTTACAGTCTGGTCTGCTCCTGTGCCCGAATAAGCAACAATATCAAAAAATCCTGGGGCGCGGCGAAAAGAATAGTTGATAAAAGTGTAATTGCTGCCGTTTATAAGGTACTGGTACGTACCACTGCCGGTATTTGCACCAAGCTTAAATCCATCATTGGAATCTAGCCCAGTTATAGCGTCTGATGTATTAGTGACTTCTGCTGCGGTGGTATCAGTGCGCAATATCGGTAAAGCACCTCGCAATCTATCTACAGTCGCAAAAGGATAGCCGCCGCCATCCGATCTTTTTACCATCAATAAATCCAAGGGGAATCCAACGCCGGTTACAGTTGTAGCGGTTTCATTGCCAGTTCTTTCTATAGCTTTGAAAACATCCGTTCCAGCTGCAGGCGGCTTATGTGGACGTCGGATTGCGATGTAGATGTAAGAATTGCCGGATTTTCCATATTGATAATTATCGCCTAAAACCTTAAATCCGGTAGGTGTTGGAGTAAGACAAGAATCGGTAAAACTCAGTTCAGTACCACTAGTATTAGCAAGTATTGAATGGCGCTGCCCGTCATTAAAGCCCCGCATCACGTCTTCCATGATCCAACTAGGAGAAAATGCGGAGGTATAGTTCCGGACCAAAAGCCACTGAGGTTCAAAACCTAAATCAATCTCAGGTCCTACACTGCTTGAACTTGTACCTGTACCCGTATAACTACCGCACTTAATAATTGCTTCATCGCTATTCGTGCCAAACGATTGATCGTCGTGGGCGAAGATGTAAGCGACATAAGATCTGCCGCTTCCATTGAATTGATTATCAGACCCTACAGTAAACTCTGTGCTTGTAGGATCAGTATTATTCCAGGGAGTTCCGTTTGTTGTGGGGGTTCCAGTGCCATTCAAAAACATAGCTTTAGTATTCCCAAGAGATCTGTGATAACAACCCCAGCTATCACCAACACCAAGCTCTTTGACCCAAATCGCGCCTGGAACACTTCCAAGATTGTGTGAAACAGTGCGGCCAGCTGTTCCGTTGCCCGTGTAAGTCACAACGTCAAAAAATCCTGGCGCTTTGCGGAAAGTCCAAGAGACATAATCTTTTGGGTTTGCAAAATTGCCATTTACTGAAGTCCCGTCACCCAGTGAAAAGCCGTTTGAGTTAAAAGCAGTTACAAAACTACTATTGGTCTGTTCAGCATCGCTTGAATCGCTCCTTATATATTTATTTACTCCTCTTTCGGTATCAGTAAATATATGGCTCTTAACTTGATCTCTGGCTTTAATCCAAACCAGACCACCCTCACCATCTAGGTCAATGCCATTGTTGATTGATCTTGTGGCTGAAGTCCCTTCATAAGTAAAAATGCTGAACACATCATCGACGTAAGTAGCTGCCTCAGCGCCGCCAGCACCAGACGCACCAGCAAGAATGTTGTTATGAAAGGCGCTCATGAGTAAGCCAGTGTGACGACACAGTGGATGGAAGTGGAAGTGCGGACGATGTAATCCAAACGATCCACTGCGTTAGCTGCTGTAGAAAGTGTAGGCGCAGTTCCGCCTGCGAAGTCATAATTGGAGCCCAGCGTAAGCGTTCTAGATCCGGTGCCATCTTGCACAAGGAAGATAGAACCAGATTGACCTGCAGTCACGTTGTTGGGGTTAGCCAGCGTGACATTCGTTCCAAGCGTCAACGTGAAGTTACAGCTGGTGGCAAAGTCTGGGGTAACGGTAGATGCGCTGGTGAGCGTATCGATTTCAGCAATCGCACCAGCCTTAACAGTGACGCGCTGCTTCGAGTCGATTCGCATCGCCTCCGTCGGACTGCTTGCACCGTCCGCTGTGGTCGTAAATACGATGCGGCCTGGCATATCATTATTGCCAGGCGTTCCATCTACAAAAACATGAATTTGTGCAGCAGTATGAATATCAGTGCCATCAGTGCCTTGGAAGTTAAAGCCGCCGATTCGATCATTATTTTGAACAACCGTTACTGCGCCAGCAGATGTTCCGCGTGACTTGCCTAGCGTAAAAAACGTACCTTCTGCATTATTTGCATTAGTAAAACAGGTAATGCCGCCAAAGCCTGTAAGTTCTTGATGGATTTGACCGCCACTAGTGGTGTTGTATCCGGTGGTTCGCGTGGAGGTTGTTCCCGCCAGTAACTGCCCCAAGCTGTTGATTCGCAGGCGCTCGGTCGGAGTTCCAGACCCATCAGCTGTAGTTTGGAATATCAAGCGACCTGGCATGTCATTACTGCCAGGTGTGCCATCTACTTCAGCCTGAATCGCCGCAGCATAATTTGCAAAATCAGTTCCATCATGCCCATAAAATCTGATTTTTCCTAATTCATCACTGTTTTGCAGAGTTGCGGGCGATGCGGTAGTTCCCCGAGCATTAGCAAAAATTGCAGTAGGCCCGCCTGATGCACCATATCTAACTTGAACAGTGCCTGAATTTGCAAAACTTTCTCCACTTACATTAAATCTAAATTGCTGAGAACCAATCGATGCGGCGCTGGTTGCTCCCACCAACAACCGCCCCGAGGTGTCGATTCTCATCGCCTCGGTTGAATTAAAAGCAAAACTTAGCTCACGGTTTTGTGCATCGATTTGAACAGGGTCGCTATTTGTTGAGCCTGTTGTTTTTAGATCAATGATGCCGTTTGACGAGTCTCTAAATCGCGCCATGATGGCAGTGCTTCCACGCACCTCAAACAGTTGCGAGGGCGACGTGGTGCCGATGCCCACGTTGCCACTTGAGTCGATCCTGAGTCGCTCGCTATTCGCCGTACCAATACGGACATGACTTGATTCTTTCTGCCAGATATCAAATCCTTCGTCCTTAATTCCAATAAAAGCACCATCCGCAGAAGCAGTGCCGTAAGTAGTGGCATGGAATCGAAGAATTGCTTGAGTGCTAGCACCAGTGATGTGCAGAGAATCTGTCGGAGACGCGGTATTAATTCCAAGGTTTCCACTGCTATCAACAACAACGCGCTGCGTGCCGCCAGTTGTAATTGAAACCTCATCAGCTGCGCTGAAGTACAAACCAGTGTTTGTGTCGGTGCCGCTGTAGAAACTTGGCGCGGATGCACTGCCAGCAGGGAACTTAACCTTGCCATCTGCGTTAATAACGCCAGTGACAGTCGTCGCACCAGTTACAGCCAGCGTTGAATCGAGCGTTGCCGCTCCAGTGACGTCCAGCGTTCCAGGGACATCGATATTGCTGGTGAACTCAACACCCGTTCCAGCAACATCAGTCTGCAGCAGTTGACGTGCAGTGCCGTTCGCCAGCTTGCTAACTGCAATCTCTGCACTTGCATTGATGTCAGCATTGACGATCGTGCCGTCAGTGATCATCGTGCTGGTGACAGTTCCCGTATCTCCCGTGCTGACAAGGGTGCCGGTAACATCAGGCAGCGTGATCGTGCGATCTGCCGTTGGGTCGGTAACGGTCAGCGTCGTCTCAAAGGCGTTGGCAGTTGCACCTTCAAACTGAATCGTGCCGCCAGTTCCAATCGAAACCGTGCCAGTCAGACTTGGGCTAGCTGCTGAGACTTTTTCAGTGTCAAGCTCTTCAATCGCAGACTGAACATTGGTCGCTGCAATGTTGCCTGCAGCAGTAAACGCAACGTTTGAAGCTTGCTGGGCCGTAACAGTATTTGAAACGTCAATCTCTGTATAAGCCGTGCCTGTAGACAACAGGAAGTCAGGCGGATTTAGCGCAACTGTCGGCGCGGGTGAAGTACCGGTGCCCGCCTCACTGACAACAACGTAATATCCTTTATTGCTGCTAGAAGCAGCCGGTAAGGCCGAACCCACCACATAGCTCAGCGCCGTACCTTCAGCGGTGACAGTCGCCATAAGGTTAGTGTTGGCGTCATAAGTACCAGCCAAAACAATTTGACCAACGCTGATACCAATCGGCTGCCAAACGTTGCCGTCCCAGATGAGAAAGTCTCCACTGCGGCTGTTTAGATGGCCCTGGCCAATAAATTCACCACCTGCTGGCGTAGCTTCAGCAATAGTTGTGGTTGCTTTGTCGGCAATTTTTTCTGCAGTAACCGCATCGGTTCCGATACGAGCAGCAGGAAAAGTTCCGGTTGTAACCTTGGCTGCATCTAGGTCGGGAATGTCGTCTGCAACAAGCGATTCTGTTCCGGTGATGTGACCTTCCGTGTCGAACGTGACTTTGGAAGCAGTGCCAGCGGTGACTGCGTTGTCATGGTTTAGTTCGCCAGCACCAGTGACACCAAGACCAGAACCAGGCTTAATAACGCCAACGGTGGTTGATGTGGCGTTTGGAACGTCAGCCGCAACAATCGCCCGACCACCAGTAATCAGACCATTGGCGTCGTATTGAACGATGTGGTTCTCAGAAGTCTCTGCAGTGACGGTGTTATCAATGGCGATCGTGTCGCTAGACATCGTTAGGCCATTGCCATTGACGATGACACCACCCTTTGCAGAAGTGGTTGCAGTTGGGAGATCCGTTCCAATGATGGCCCTGTAGCCAACCGAACCACCAGCACCAGTCGGACCAGCAAGGAACTGCGCAGCGGCAGTGGTGTCGTCGAGCGTTGCGCTGACAGTAACCGTGTCGCCACTGGTTGAAGTGACGATATTGATCTCACCAGTGGTGCTGCCGTTTACAACGTTGATTGAACCAGCGCCTTTGACTGAATCCCACGCAGATCCGTCCCAGACGTAGATCTTGTCGTCGTCAGTGTCGAGTGCGATCTGGCCCGTGAAGTCGCCAGATGCAGGCAGCGTTGACACCAGCGTCACGCTGGAGTTATCAGCCAATTTGGCTGCCGTCACAGCCGAATCGTTGATTTTCGCAGTTTCGACGGAAGACGCTGCCAGCTCTGCAGTGTCAATCGCTCCAGCAGAAAACAGGATCTTGGCGCTTGGAATCGTACTGTTTGAAATCAGCGTGACCCCGTTGCCGATCAGGTCGCTAACCGTCAGCTTTTTAGTTTCACTCGCGCTGTCATCAACAACAGCAACCACGTCTGCGGCAACCAGATCAGCCCCCGCAAGGCTGTTAAGGGCACTGATCTTAAGGTCAGCCATGAAACCCTACGCATGAACCACGATGGGCTCATCATAGAGCTGTCACAACTAGGGATCCAGCAGGATTGCGTCTGTTGTGCCTTGCTCAAGCAGTAGCTCATCATTACTCTCCTGCACCAGCTTGCTAGGCACCTCTAGATCCATCCGTAATTCGATTGCCCCAGTGGTAATGAAGTCAGCTTCAACCTGCACAGTGTTGTTTGGAGCAAACTGCACGGCGCAACCTGTCAACACCCCGGTGAATTGATAAAAAATCTCATCGTTATCGTTTGCCGTTACACCACCAGGGTTGTGGTTGCTGCGCTTGATATAAAAACGAGCCTTGAACTGACTACCAACTCGCGTCCGCAAAGACAGTTCAACCAAGTAATTCGGCAGTTCTTGGCTTGTGTTGCCGGTGTACTCCCAAAACGCAGACATCCGACCAGAGCCGGACATCAACGTGCTGATTCTGCTGCGAAACTCATCAGACAACGTGGTGGTGTCTACGGTCTCGCGCTCAGTGTTCAGCTCAAAGCCATTGACCTGTGCCAGCACTTTGTACTCTGCGTTTTCAACCTTGACTCTGATCGGCAGGTTGTTTGCAGGCGTGGCAAGAGCAGTGGCGTTAGCCGTTCCACCGTTAACAGCGTTAGCAAACGAATCGTAAAGCCTGATTCCATCTAGTTCATCAACGTGGATAAATTTCTTGACGCTGGTCTTCGTGTAGCTGT